GAAGCGCCGGACTGCAACAGCGAGGTTAGGAAAGAGATCACGAGCGAGATTGATAGCGACCATGCCTGCATTCGGCAAGCTGGTCGAGACAGTTCAGCGCGCAGCGAAGCGTGGCTACATCAAGGGGCTGGACAAGAGACGTATACCTGTGCGTGCGATGCACTCGGTGCTCAACTTCCTATGTCAGGGAGCAGGGGCGTTGGTGATGAAGCGGTCATTGGTAATCATGTTCGCTGAGTTCCGTGCGAAGGGACTCGACGTACTACCACTGCTGAACGTGCACGACGAGGTGCAGCTCAGCGTACTGAAAGAGGAGAGTGAAGATGTTGGACGGATTGCAGCACAGAGCGTTGCCGATGCGGGAGAGTACTACGAGTTCCGTTGCCCGCTCGCAGGCAACTATGACGTTGGTACCAACTGGAGCGAGACGCACTAAGGTGTGCAAGGAGCATGGGCACCTGCAACTTCAGGACATAGAGAAGGATGGACTCTGTCGCCTGTGTCACAAGGAACGGAATGAGCGGTACAACACGCGCAACAATAGCATCAGACTATTAGCACATCGGATAGCTGGAGTATCTCAGCAAGCATTCTTTAAGGTCTTATCAAGAGATCGGAGGGATGAATGTCGGGAGTTAGCAGAGGAGATGTTCGACCTTGGAGTTGACATCGGGACAGCTGATCGTGCCGAGGCAACCGAGCGCAGAGGCTTCGTGTACATCATCACCAACAAGGCATGGTCGGGTTACGTGAAGATAGGCAGAGCGTTCGACCCGGAGGCACGACTGCGCGGCTACCAAACGAGCTGCCCTTGGCGTGACTACGTGATGAACTATGCGGTGTACTTCGAGGACTGCTATCAGGCGGAACGCTCGGTTCACTCCGTGCTGGACAAGTGGCGACGAGGTGGAGAATGGTTCTTCGCTGACGTTGAGGAAGCAACAGAAATTATTGACAGACTAAGGGAGACCACAACATGTGGGCAAAGATCATAGCAACACTGACGGGTCAGACCGTCGAGTCCGTGCTGGCATACAAGGCAGCGAAGGCTACACTCAAGGCGAACATCGTCCTTGAGAAGCTGAAGGGCAAGGCAGCTTACGAGCGAGCTAAGAGTGAGCGTGCAGAGAACAGCGAAGGACGTGACCATGAGTGGGAGATGCAGAGCATCGCTAACTCTGGATGGAAGGACGAGTACGTACTCATCGTGTTGTCCATCCCAATGATCCTTTCGTTCATCCCATACACGCAACCGTTCGTTGTGTCCGGGTTCGTGGCACTCGATGGTACGCCACTGTGGTATCGCACCGTAGTCATGTCAGTCTATCTGGCGACGTTCGGGCTGCGCTTATGGCGACGTGACATGAACAAGTCCGGCGCACCGAGCATCACATGAATATCCTGACAGATCAGGAGTGGGTGATCCTCCGGTGGGCACGCACCATACTCGAACCAGTTGCCGTAGGATTTGCAGTCGGCATTGGCTTTTGGCTTGCCTCGTACGTCGTTGACTTCAGCATGTTCATCGTGCTCGGGTTACAATCGTGAACTGGAATAAGCTACCAGACAAAGACCTATACCCCAGCTGGCGGAGGAACGTAATCCGTAGGCGATTCCATCGTATACTCGACTGGGTAGTCGTCGTCGCTGCATTGGGCATCATCGGCGCGAGCGTCTTCGCATCACGAGCAGAGGCATACGAGTGGAACGACTGGCTCGAAGACAACACAGGCGCACGCGCTTACTTCGACGTGGGAGTAGGCTACCAGATTGACAGCATGTCGGACTGGCACGTGCGAACTGAACGCGACTGGCAGTGCTCGCAGAACTGGGAGGCACACTTCGGGTTCGGCCTTGACTGGGGACGTGCGTCACTCGGATACCAGCACCAATCGTGGTGGCTATGCGGTGGTCCGTTCAACGACAGGCCCGAGCTATACTCAGATCGCATTCTATTCAACTACAGGTTCGGAGGAAAGTAACATGAGAACCCTACTACTCGATGCTGACATCGTGGCTTACAAAGTCGCCTACCTGTCTCAAGAGGATCACGACTTCGGTGATACTGGGAAGGGTAGGGTGCTCGACCACGACAAGTGCATCAAGGACTGCGATCAGATCATCGCGGACTATGCCAACACGCTGAAGGCTGACAAGGTACTGGCGTGCTTCACTGACCCGGATGTAAACTTCCGGGTTCAACTCGATCCGACATACAAGTCCAACCGCAGTGGCACAGAGAAACCTGAGCTGCTGATGTGGGCGAAGGAGTACATGTTCAGTGAGTACCCGAACTTCATACGACCTCGCCTTGAGGCTGACGATGTCATGGGTATTATCGCCACCGCAGGGGACAAGTTCGTGGAGGGTGAGAAGATCATCGTGTCCGAGGACAAGGACATGCGTACCATCCCCGCTAAGGTGTACAACCCAAGACAACCCGATCTCGGTGTACTCGACATATCCAAACTTGATGCACATCGATTCCACCTATGGCAGACAGTCGTTGGTGATCCTACCGATGGGTACCCCGGTTGCCCCGGAGTCGGCAAGGGTGGACGCTTTGTTGAGTACGCTCCCGATATTCTCGACGCACCAACAGCACTGGATGCGTGGGACACTGTCCTCCAAGCGTACGCAAGCAAAGGACTGACCGAAGACGATGCGATCCACCAAGCACGGATGGCACGCATCCTCCAGCACGGAGACTTCAACTATAAGACCAAGGGCATCCGCCTTTGGACACCACTCTGCCTGAAATGGTAGATGAGCAACGGAGACTCGCCCAGTTGCAAGGGCGGCAGTCTCATGCCCCACCCCTCGACGCCAACGCATCCGCAATGGTGCGACTGAGGGGTGGGGCTTTTTTTCAGTTCCGCATACCTATGCCATTCTCTAATTAGTGCCACCCCGAGCATACCCACTGTACGAAAGAGAGGAACAGTCATGCACGTACTACCAGACACAGTCATCAGTCTGCTTGAAGAATTAGAGGCAGACTACCCCCCGAAATGCAAGTCCCCTGCTGAATCCCTTGAGGATCACGCGCAGTACGCCGGGAAGGTTGCCCTTGTGGTCACCCTCCGTGGTCGCTTTGACGCTGAGACCAAGAGAAACATCAAGGAGCTACCCAAAGTACTCAAGTAGGAGTCACCCATGTGCAAAGCACCGAAGCCTCCGAAGCCTAAGCCTGCCGAGAAGCCTGAGTTCCTCCGCAACCCGTACCTTGACGCTTCTATAGGTCAATCAGCTGCGGTCGCTGCTCTGCGTACTGGACGTTCATCGTTGAGAATACCGATAGGCTCTGGCCTGTCGATTGCCTCACCCACAGCTACACCATCTCGCATCCCGACCAACCCAGCGAACCAGCCACCTTCCGGTGGTGACTTCACTCGTGGTATCAGTGGTCGAGGTGGCAGGAGAATCTAATGGCAGCAACAGCAAAGGAACGGTTCGAGACGCTGAACGGTCGACGCGACCAAGTTCTCTCTCGTGCACGTGACGCTGCGGACATTACGATCCCGGCACTCATGCCGCCTGAAGGCACCGACGAGAACGCAACACTGCCGCAACCGTACCAGTCACTTGGTGCTCGTGGTGTCAACAACCTGACATCCAAGCTGCGGCTCTCGCTGTTCCCGCCGGGTACCCCCTTCTTCCGCTTCAAGATGGACGATGCAGTCAAGGCTGCGATTGCCGGTGATGAGGCGGCCAACGTCACGGACGTTGAGAATGGTTTACAGAAGCTGGAGAATGACGCAGTAGCTCTGCTCGAAACAGAGAACCACGGAGTCACACTGCACGCCACCATCAAGCAACTCGTAGCCTGCGGTAACGCACTGCTGCACATGCCTGATAAGGGAGGCTCACGCCTGTTCCGCTTGCCCACCTATGTCGTCATCCGTGACGCAATGGGTAACTGGTTCGAGATCGTAGCCAAGGAAACAGTTTCAAAGAACACTCTGGATGAGGCTGTCAAGACGCAGACTCAGGTCAAAGAACCTGCCGGTGGCAAGGAAGACGACGAGGACATTGATGTCTTCACGCACGTCCGCCGCGTCAATGGCAAGGCCGAGTGGCACCAAGAGATTAACGACATTGAGGTCGAAGGATCGCAAGGTCGATCTGATGTTGACGACTGTCCGTACATACCACTTCGGTGGTCCGCTCTCGAAGGTGAGAACTACGGACGAGGGCACGTCGAGGAATATCTCGGTGACTTACGGTCACTCGAAGACCTCTCGAAGGAACTCGTGCAGCACGCACTCGCAGCATCCAAGGTTGTATTCTTGGATCGTCCAAACTCTACGACTGACATTGAGAAAGTCGAGGAGTGTGAGTCCGGTTCCTTCGTTGAAGGTAACGTAGAGGACATCGGCGTACTCCAAGTCGGCAAGATGCAAGACTTTCAAGTTGCCAAAGCGCAAGTCGACGACCTGTCGCTGCGTATCTCCCATGCTTTCCTTCTACGCTCGGGAACAACCCGTGATGCAGAGAGGGTGACCGCTGAAGAAATTCGGATGATCGCTCAGGAGCTGGAAGATGTTCTCGGTGGGGTCTATACAGTCCTCGCACAAGAACTGCAAACCAAGGTAGTCCGGCGACTCATTGCCCAGCTCAAGAAGCGCGGCAAGTTCCCGACGCTACCCTCTGGTGCCCTCGAACCCGTCATCGTGACAGGTTTCGATGCACTCGGACGTGGACATGAGCTGAACAAACTGCGCGCCTACTTCCAAGATGGCGTGAACCTGTTTGGTGATTCGTTTATGAACGAGTTCAACGTCGAGGCATTCGCTGACAAGCTGGCGCTACACCACAACGTAGACATCAAGCCTGTCAAGAAGACAGCAGAACAGAAGGCAGCTGAGCGTGCAGCAGCAATGCAGTCGCAAGCAGTTGACAAGGGTCTCGGACCCGCGATCTCCGCAATGGGCGGAACGATGGCAGACAATTTAGCAGAACGAACGGAAGGCCAATAAGAGGAGAATCTCATGGCAGACGCAGTACCAAGCAGACCGGGTGCAAATCTGGCTGCGAACACCAGCAAGGTCACACTTCCAGTAGCGAAGGGTGAAGAAGTTGGTCGCAACAAGAAGGGCAGATACGTACGCAGGGTCACGATGACGAATGGCGACATCCGCGAGGATTTCCTCCACGAAGCTGACGCACCTGAAGACGTTGTGTTCCTTGATGCACCCAAGGCTGCGAAGCCTGACGTGCGACCCCTCCCAAAGAAGAAGGGGAGCTAAGTCATGGTCGAGAAAGTCAATGTTGAGTTGAGTCCGAATGCTACGCCCGAAGAAGTGAAGGCGCATGAGGAAGCTATGACTAAACTTGCCGATGAGAATCAGGGCAACCTGACTATCAAAGACAAGGATGGCAACGTCGTTGAAGTCAAGCCGCAAGGTGAGCCGACAGGTGAGCAGAAGGTTGAACGTCCCGCTGACATACCGGAGAAATTCTGGGATGCCGAGAAGGGCGAGGTCAACATCGCTGCACTCCTGAAGTCACAGCAAGATGGCGAAGTTGCACTACGTGCAGGCAAGCCGGAAGTCAAGCCTGAACCGAAGGAAGGCGAGGAAGGATACGTCAAGCCTGAAGATAAGTCGGAAGCCAAACCTGAAGTTGTCGCGAACGCGAGCAAAGAGTACGCCGAAAAGGGTGAACTCACAGCTGAGACGTACACGGCACTTGAAGCACAGGGTATGGACCGAGCTATGGTCGATGAGTATATCACCGGTCAGAAGGCTATCGTCGCCGGACTGGAAGCAGCCGCTGCTTCTCCGTTCGAGGGTGACTTCACCAAGTACAACGCTGCCGCAGACTGGGCAGCTGAGAAGCTGACGGACGATGAAATCAAAGCGTTCGACATCCAGCTCACCAGCACGAACCCGGCTATTGTCGCGCAGGGTGCCAAGGCACTCGCTGCTAAGTATGCAGCTGAAGCGGACATCGCGCCGGACGTAACGATCCACGGTGATGGTTCTACCAATCAAGGTGGCACGTCATTCAAGAGCAGTGCAGAAATGCAGGCTGCTATGAGTGACCCTCGTTACAAGAACGACGAAAGCTACCGACAAGAGGTAGCTGCAAAGATCGGGCGGTCGCCTGACACCCTGTTCTAACCAACCCCAAGGAAATATGATGATCAGACAACCTATAGATGGGCTTGTTACCAGTACGTTTGATGGTGACGACGCGATCATCACCTTGAATGGTATCCAAGGCAAAGACGAGTTGACCGTTCAGGTCAGCATCAGTGCATCCGCTGTAGTCTCCGTAAAAGGAAGGCTGTCAGCGGCTGCTGCTTGGGTAGAACTGGTATCACTTACCGCTTCGGCAATCCAACCCCTTGCTCTCGTGACACAACTGAAGTTTGATGTGTCCGGCAACAATGGGACCGTGGACGTTTACGTAAGATCGTAGGAGAGAATACGTGTTTAACAGAATCAAAGAATCATTCGGCGCATGGCGCAGGGGCGAGAAAAGAATCGCACCTCACGGCTCACGTGGCCGAGTGTTTGTCAAAAAGAATCCCGAAGCAGAGTCGTCCGCTGGCTCTGAAAAGAGAATCTCAGCAGGACCAAAAGCTGTGCTTGAAATCACAGTTACACGAGCAGATGGTACCGTAGAAAAACATGCGGTTCCTGCCACTGCTGAATTCATCAAGTAACATTTCCATTGGAGTAAACAATGGCTGACATATTCACACAGGCTGGCGAAGAACTCGTCGCTGACTATGTAGACGGTACTGCGTCTGCTCCTACCAACTGGTTCATCGGCTGGGGAACTGGTGCTGGCACCGCTGCAAAGGGTGACACCGCACTTTCTACCGAGGCTTCCGAGGATCGCGAAATAGCAACTGAGTCGCAACCCGCTGCCGACCAGAACCGCTTCGTTGCCACGCTCACCGCTGCTGGTACGAAGACGATCACGAACGCAGGCGTACTCACCCTGATCGATGCCGGTACCTTACTGTTGCACTCTGACTTCACGGGCATTGCTCTTGAAGCAGACGACAGCATACAGTTCACCTTCACGATCACTTGGTCGTAGACCGTCATGGCTGTCCTATCTGAAGAAGACAGGAGTACTATCTGGTCGGAGTTCATGCAGTCCAGTCCTAAGAAGACCGGGCAGAACTTTGGCGCGGTACTCAAGGCTGACCTACGCGCTGCTGTTGATGCACTCGACGCTTTTCTTGAAGCGAACGCGAGTCAGATCAACGCAGCTATACCACAACCCGCACGGGGCGAACTCACCAAGGAGCAGAAGGCTCTGCTGTTACAGTTCGTCATCGAGCGAAGATACTTGAGGGCTTAACATGGCTACCGGCGACTCTTTACTACAGTTTGATGCGCGCAGTAACCATCCGACTGCTACTGACTATGCGACGTTTGACGTACGCAATCTACGCTCCGTCTTGGACTTCGATGCCTCAACCAATGAGAGTGCTGTCTTCCAAGGTGTGCTTCCGCAGCACTACGACGGTGGTGGACTCACGGTGTACTTACACTATTCTATGACTTCTGCCACTTCAGGTGACGTGGATTGGGATGTAGCTATCGAGCGCATCGGTGATCAGCAGTTGGACATTGACTCCGACAGCTTTGCTGCTGTCAACTCTGTCGACAACACAACCGTGCCGGGAACTTCCGGTAACATTGATGTGGTCTCTGTTGCATTCACCTCTGGTGCCGACATGGATTCCCTCGCTGCTGGCGAAGCCTTCCGACTGAAGGTAACCCGAGATGCTGCGAGCGACACTGCTGCCGGTGATGCCGAACTCCTTGGAGTAGAAATCAGGGAGACGTAAAATGTCCTATGACTATTCAGGTAGCTCGCAGTCTCACTCGCGAACTGACCTTCCGGGTACAGGCGACACGTACACAATGTCACTCTGGTTTTGGCCCGACCAAACTGGCGATACATCTGAGTTCATGTGGATATTGCGTGACTCAATTGGGTTAGAGGTCGATGGGTTAATCATTGGTGACGGGAACGACAGACCACGTATATGGCGAACCAACGATGCAGCTGCAACTGAGTTTGAGGCTGTATCTGCCTCCTCGCATAACCTCGGTGAGTGGAATCACGTAACAGGATACACCTCCGGTCCCTCAAGTCGAGGGGTCAGTCTCAACGGTGAAACATTCGTTACTAATACCGCGACCGAGGGGCAAGCTGGTGGCCTTGACTCAGAAGAATTCTGTGCGTTCCTCGGTGGTAACTCCGTAGAGTTTGATGGAGCACTCGCAGAAGCTGCGATGTGGAATGTCGTACTCACCCAAGAAGAAAGTGATGCTCTCAACGCTGGGGTCAGCCCCCTGCTGATTCGCCCCGACGCTCTGATTACATATCGTCCGCTCATGCGCGATACGAACTGCATGATACGCGGCAACGCGATGACAGCGAATGGT